AGATGGAAGTCATTCGCAGCAACCCTCGCTTTGATGCAGACAAGAAGACGCAACTTCTTGAACAACTCCGCACGATAAAGGGCAAGTTGTCAGAACAAATGGTTATGGCCGCTGAAAAGGTTGGGGTCACACGATGAGCACGACAGAAGAGAAGCAAGAAAAGATCGCACTTGAAATGGCGGCAAACGCCAGCAAGGGCGCACTGGTTGAGAAGATTACGTTTGCTGGTATTCCGATCTTGTTCTCTTGCGTTGTGTATCTCATGAACGCTTTGTCCACTGCGAACAACGAGATCATTCAACTCAAGTCCAAGATCGCTGTGGTGGTTAACGCTGATAACAAAGCGATCCCGCCGCAAGGCACGACCATCGACATGGCCCAGATCAGAGAGCAGTTGAACGATAAGATCGACAAGGTCGAACGCGATGCGGCGCTGGCCCGTGCAGCGATGACCTTGGACCGTGAACGGTCGATGGCGCTGGTCGATAAGAGTCGTCTTGATATGGCTGCCGATGCTGCCCAAGCCCGTGCTGGTATTCGTTTTGACATGGAAAAAATGCGTGGCGAGCTCGACAAGCGAATCCATCTCCTTGAACAGAAGGTGAAGTGATGGACCCGATCACCTTGAAGGTGGTCTTGATTGCTTGGATGCTCGATGTCCAATCAGCAAAGGTCCTGTACTTCATGCCGATCACAGTTCTTCCGGACGAGGCTACGTGCCAGAAGACGCTGGAAGATTTGAAAGAGACGCACAAAAGAGGCTACGCATACAATCTGGTCATTCGGGGGGCCTGTCTCCCTGCCAATGTGGGGGGATAAAATGGATCTTCTAAAAGCCGCAGGCCCGTTGCTCGGGCAACTCGCACCGACACTTGCTACCGCTCTCGGCGGTCCTCTGGCAGGACTTGCTACCAAGACACTGGCAAACGTGCTCCTTGGAACAGAGGACGCTTCCCCGGCTGACGTGGCGACAGCCCTCCAGAACGCGACGCCGCAGCAGCTCGCTGACATCAAGAAGATCGAGGCCGACTTCAAGGTCCGCATGCAGGAACTGGAGATTGATCTTGAACGCATCTCTGCTGGGGACCGCGACAGCGCCCGCAAGCGGGAGATGGAGATCAAGGATCATATGCCTAAGATACTAGCTGTTGGTATCACTATTGGCTTCTTCGGCTGCCTGTTCTGGATGTTCGTCTACGGCGTTCCAAAGAACGGCAACGAGGCTCTGCTGCTGATGCTTGGCGCGCTCCAGACCGCATTCACAGGCGTGATCGCCTACTATTTCGGATCGTCCTCTGGCTCGAAGGCCAAGACCGACCTGATGGCAAGCAAGGAAAAGTAAGATGGATTTCAAAGGGTCTGCACGGAAAGCCACACCAGAAGAGATCGACCAGATTGCAGAAAGCATGGGTGTTGAGCCTGCTGCATTTCGCTCGGTCATTACGGTTGAGGCGGCGGGTTCCGGTTTTGATAAGGCTGGTCGTCCGAAAGCTCTCTTTGAGCGCCATCATTTTTATAAGCATCTGAAAGATGCGCCCGGTCTGCAAGCCAATGCGGAAGCAGAAGGTCTGGCCTACCCCAAGTGGGGAACAAAGCCTTATCCAAAAGGCTCCGACGCGGTCTATGAAGAGATCACCCGTGCTTGTGCCATTGATGAAGAGGCCGCACTTCTATCTACCTCTTGGGGTCTGGGCCAGATCATGGGGTCCAATTTCAAGATGGTTGGCTGCGCATCTGTTGAAGCAATGGTGGAAGAGGCTTGCGAATCAGAGGCAGGACAGCTTCGCCAGATGGCCGCGTTCATTAAATCCGCAGGCCTTCTGGACGAACTGAAAGCCAAGAACTGGGCAGGCTTTGCCAAAGGGTACAACGGTCCGGCCTATGCCAAGAACGCCTACGACGTGAAGTTGGCACAGGCCTACGACAAACTGTCCTCTGTGGCCTAGATCAGCCACTCCTTATAGCCCTCTTTGAGAACCTCCGTGGCTACGTTGATCTTATCGCGTAGTGCACGGAGGATCTTTTCATCCACAGTCCCCTCTGTGACGATGTCAATGTAGGTCACATTGTTGCGTTGACCGATGCGGTGAGCACGATCCTCACTTTGCAAACGCACTTCAAGATCGTAGTTGTTGGAAAAATAGATCACGGTGTGAGCCTCTGTGAGGGTCAGCCCGTATCCACCTGTTCGTGGTTGTCCAACAAAGAAGCGAAGTGCATGTTCCGGGTTTTGAAAGTCTTTAACCATCTGCTGCCGTTCTTCGGGGGACGTGTCCCCGTAGTAAGTTCTCACGGTCTCCGCACCGTACTCCTTGGCCAACGCACGTTCGATCATCTTGATATCGTAGGTGTAGCTCGCCCAGATGATGACCTTGCCGTCCACTTCTTCGAGAGCAGCGAGCAGTTCGTCAAACTTGTCCGACTTCATCTCTATGACCGTACCGTCGTCGGCCTTGAAATAACCGGAGCAGATTTGCTGGAGCCGGAGGATTTGCGTCAGCACGTTCTGCGCTGTGAGCGTCTTACCCTCCAGCTCTGCAATCGCGGCCTTCTTGACGCGGCTATAGATTCCAGCCTGTTCATCCGTCAGTTGGACCACGCGCTTGGTGTAGACCTTTTCGGGGAGGTCGAGACAGTCCTTCTTCAGAATGCGAAACGCAAACTTGTCGAGGCGGTCTGACAGCTCGTTCAGATTTTGATAGCCGACAACCTGATTGAAGGAATGCGTTCCCACGCTGCGCTTCATCAGTCGGCAGTACCTGTTCTGAAACGAATAGAAACTGGAGAAGCCGAGCGCCCACTCATCAAGGAAGGCGCACTGTGTGTACAAATCCATAGGCGTCTTCGTGATGGGCGAACCCGTCATGATGCGCCGATGCGTGGCAAGCTTGCCGACCTTGATGATGTTCTTGGTGCGCTTGGCCTTGCCATTCTTGATGGTAGTACTTTCGTCTACCGCCATGAGAGCCTTGCGTGATTTCAAGAACTTGGAGGCAAAGGCCACGCCCTTGTCTGTGGAAAACGCCTCGACATTCATGACCACAATCTTCAGATTGTCGTCGTCACGAAACGCTTCGTTCAGAAGTTCTAGGTTCTTCTTGGACGTTGCTGGATTCCAGACAATCACATCGTGAATGATGTGTTCCGGCAAGTGTTTAGGAAGCTCGATGGTTTCCCAGTTCTTATACACACCCTTGGGTGCGACGACGAGGAAGCCGTCAATGTCACCGCGATCATAGAGGATCGACACGGTGTCAATAAGAATTTTTGATTTGCCTGTTCCCATCTCTGCGAACAAAGCAAATTCATTTTTCCCCAGAGATTTTCTAAGCGCGTCAGACTGATGCTTATAAGGCGGCAGTCGGAATTTGTAACGATCAACGATGTCCATGGTCCATTGCCCTTTCTAGCGGCAGGGGGTAGACATTACCGGAACAAAAAGATTTTTGCAAGCACGCTTGACAGACCCCCGGTGATTCGGAGTAGCATGCATGCGTCGAACGGGAGAAAGCCGTGACGGTTTACATAACACAAGAAGTTCGTGGTCGTGATCTCTCTGATGCTTTGGAGTTTGGCGACCTCGATATCCTGATCCCTGCCAAGGAACAGGTTGCTCTTTCGGCTATACCAACGCTCCGTCGGATGGAGCGGAAGCTGGTGAAGTTTACATCCGACGATTATCTGATGCTGTCCGGTGATCCGGTATGCATTGGTATAGCATGTGCGCTCGCTGCTCTAGCGAACAACGGGCGCTTCAAGGTTCTCAAATGGGATCGTCTCGAAGAGAAGTACTATCCCATTGAGGTTGATCTTTATCACAGTACGAGGAGATAGAAAGTGGACCTCGAAGATGTAGCAATGCAGTTGTCCTCCGTGGACAACAATGATTTGAAACAGGTGGCTGCGCTTGTGCGTCAGCAGCTTGTTCTCGAACAGCGCGTGGAAGACCTGACCGCCGAACTCAAACGGGCGCAACTGGATCTCGCACACGTGTCTGGTGAAGCTTTGCCATCCGCATTGGCGGAGCATGGCCTCACAGAACTGAAGATGGCGGACGGATCAAAGGTCACTGTGGCGACCGTGATCAGTGCGAACATCTCCAAAGAAAGGTCGGAAGCTGCCCATCAGTGGCTGCGCGACAACGGTTTCGGTGATCTCATCAAGAACACCGTGGCTGTCAGTTTCGGCAAAGGCGAAGACGATAAGGCTATCGATCTGGTTCGTGAACTGGATGCGATGGGTCACAACGTCGATCAGAAAGAAGCAGTGCACCCAAGTACACTGAAGGCTTTCTGCAAGGAACAGATTGAGAAAGGCACGGGGATTCCTTCGGAACTCTTCGGTATCTTTATCGGTCAAAAATCAACCATCAAGAAGGGCTAATACCATGGCAAAGAATGCCGTCGCCGTTAAGGCGCAGTCCACCGCAGTTGTTGTTGCGGAAGAGTTTGAAGCGTTTGCCGCACTCGGCATGGATCAGGTTCGTTCTGAAGACATGTCGATCCCGTTCCTGCGTATCCTCGCGCAGCTCTCACCTCAGGTGAACAAGCGTGACGGTGCGTATGTCGATGGTGCTGAAGCAGGGATGCTTTACAACACCGTTGCGAACGAAGCATACGATGGCGAGAAGGGGGTGCTTGTAATCCCTTGCTATTACAACCGTCGCTATGTCGAATGGAAGCCACGTGAAAAGGGTGGCGGCTACGTCAACTCCTATGACGTGGACGACAAGATCGTAAACACGACGTACCGTGATGATCGCGGCAACGACGTGCTTCCGAATGGCAACCTCCTCACCAACACCGCACAGTTCTTTGTGCTGCTGTTGTCAGAAGACGGTATGCCGCAACGCTGCTTGATCACGATGACGAGCACCCAGTTGAAGAAGGCTCGCAAGTGGGTCACGCAGATGCAGTCACGCACTGCGATGGGCAAGAACGGAATGTTCGTTCTCCCCATGATGTCCCAAGTGTACCGTCTTCGCACGGTTGAAGAACGCAACGATAAGGGATCGTGGTTTGGTTGGGAGATCAGCCATGAGCGTTCACTCGATCTCGCTGATGAGAAGCCCTTGTTTGATCTCGGTGTCTCGTTCTCCAAGTCAGTTCGTGCTGGTGAAGTGAAGGTGAAGGAAGATCAAGGCGCAGAAAGCTTTGGTTCGTCCGACAACGAAACAGACATCATCTAACGCAAGGTCCGGGGGACTACTACGGTGGTCCCCCTTTTTTGAAAGGCCACAGAAATGGACCTTGCTGCGAGGTTTTTTACGCTGCTTGCTGGCAGCAACATTGCGCATGGCACGTTCAACGTGCAGGGAGATCGTCAGAGGGATGGGAAGAAGCAGGGGCAAGCCCGCATTCTCCGTGAACCTCCGACCGTGGAACATTGGCAGAAGCATCTGAAGGGTGACAATGGACTAGGCATCATTCCCATCAAGGCAAACAATCACTGCCATTGGGGTGCCGTTGATATCGACGTTTATAATCTTGATCATTCTGCACTGATTAAACAAGTCGAGAAGTTTAAGCTTCCCGCTGTCGTCTGCCGTTCAAAATCCGGCGGCGCACACATGTACTTCTTCTTCACGAAGGAGATTGCAGCGGCTGACTTGCAGCCCAAGCTCGTCTCCATCGCAGCCCTGCTTGGCTACGCAGGATCAGAGGTGTTTCCGAAACAGCAGGAGATCCTCGTTGACCGTGGCGACACAGGCAACTTCCTCAACATGCCCTACTTCGCTGGGGTACGAACAACCCGCTATGCCTACAACGACAAGGGAGAAAGCCTTGGACCAGAAGAGTTCCTCAACTTCGCAGAAGGTCGTTGCGTTGATCCGGACGCATTCCTCGATCTTGAAACAGAGCATAAGAAGGCTGAGGAAATCCTCCCAAAGGGACCCCCTTGTCTTCAACAACTCGCTGCCCAAGGTTTCGGTGAAGGTGGCCGTAACAACTCCCTGTTCAATCTCGGGGTCTATGCTCGCATGGCTTCCCCCGACAAATGGGAAGAGCGTGTCCGTTACTATAACCAGACGCTGATGATCCCTCCGCTTTCCGACAAGGAAGTGGAACTGATTGTCGGGCAGCTCCAGAAGAAAGAATACTTCTACAAGTGCGATGACCAACCGATTGCCAGCTACTGCAACAAGGACGTTTGCATCGGCCGCAAGTTTGGCATCGGGCCGGGCCAGAAATCAAACGACCTCGGCTCACTGACCAAGATCAACGGTGATCCTCCGATCTGGATCATGGACGTTGACGGCAAGCGCGTGGAACTTGGAACAGATAGTCTTGTCTCGCAGAAGCAATTCCAAAAGGACTGCCTCAACCAGATCAACATCTATCCCAAGACGATGAGTGAGAAGGCGTGGGCCTCCCGAATGCAGGGGCTGCTCACTGCGCTGACGATCATCGAGGTTCCGCCGGAAGCTACCACGAAGGGTGAGTTTGAAGAACTCTTCATCTCCTTCTGCTGCGACAGAGCGCGCGGCGTGGAGCGAGAGGAAATCCTGCAAGGCATTGCCGTGTGGGTAGAAGAGTGCGTGTTCTTCCAGCTCCGCGATATCCAGAAGCATCTCAAGGCAAACAACTTCACCCGCTACAGCAACGTGCAGCTTGGCCTGCGGCTGAAGGAGATGAAGGCTGAGAAGGTTGATTGGCGTATCAAAGGCAAGACGGTTCACCTGTGGATGATGCCGCAGACCTACTTCGCTGGGTCTGAAGATATCCGCATCGACCTTCCGCCAATGGATATTCCGGACATCCTCTGATGCACATCATCCTTGGACCGCCCGGAACGGGCAAGACAACAAAGCTCCTGACGATGGTCGAGGAGGCCATGGATCGTGGCACTCCTCCAGAAAAAATTGGGTACTTCTCCTTCACCCGTCGCGCTGCGGAAGAAGCAATCCATCGTGCCACCCGTCGCTTTGGACTGACGTTCAAAGACCTGCCCTACTTCAAGACGCTGCACAGTCTAGCCATGCAACGAGCAGGGATCGACAAAAAGCGTGTCATGCAGTGGTCTCATTACGAGGACTGCGCCAGATGGCTGAAGGTTACGCCCTTCAAAGAAGTGCGTCCTGCTGATGAGGGTCCGTATCAGGAGTACGGTATGGGAGATCGCTTTCTCGAAGTGATCAACATGTCCCGCATCTGTATGCTCCCGCTGCGCCACGTCTACAACCATTCAACTGTACCGCAGACCACTGACTTCTCGATGGTCGAGTACGTGGACCGTGGCCTACGCGCATACAAGAAAGCGCACGACCTCTACGACTTCACTGACATGCTGGAAATCTTTATCCAGCAGAAGCTCTCTCCGATTTTTGACATCGTCTTCATTGACGAAGTGCAAGACCTGTCGCCGATCCAATGGCAGATGGTTCACCAGATCGCGGAGCGCAGCAAGCAAGTGGTGATCGCAGGGGACGACGACCAAGCAATCTATCGCTGGGCCGGAGCCGACGTCGAATACTTCATTCGCCTCGATGGAACAACCGAGGTCCTTGGACAAAGCTATCGCATCCCTGCAAGCCACCACGCCATGAGCCAGAGGCTGATCTCCACCGTCCATCACCGCAGGCAGAAGGAGTTTCTCCCGCGACCAGAAGACGGCGGCATCCTGTGGCACAGGCACAGCGAAGAAGTGAACCTCGATCAGGATGATTGGCTGCTGCTCGCTCGCACACGCAAGCTTGCAAAGCAGTTGGAAGAAGAGGTGCGTCAACGAGGTCTGCTCTACACGTTCAGCCTGTCGAAGGAACTCGATCACAAAACTCTGGAAGCTATCCAGATGTGGGAGGCGCTGCGCAGAGGCGAAGGCCTGATGGCGAAGGACGTGCGATCAGTCTACCGACAGATGCTGCTCAACAAGCAAGTGCAGCGCGGCCACAAGACGCTGCCTGATGTACCAGAAGATTGCATCCTGACGATTGGTGATCTCACCGCGAACCATGGCCTACTGACCACGGCTCCATGGGATGATGCACTGGGTGCCATTCCAGACAACGAAGTGGTATACTTCAAAGCATGCCTTAGAAGGGGCGAAGACTTTACAAAGAAGCCACGGATTCGGATCTCGACAATCCATTCCGCTAAGGGGGCTGAAGCAACCAACGTCATGTTGGTGACAGACTATCCTCAGAAGATGGCCAGTAGTGTGAGGGATATCCATGGGGCTGATGATGAGAAGCGCGTCTTCTACGTCGGTCTCACCAGAGCCAAGAAAGAACTACATCTAATACACCCAATGATATCTAAAGGATTCCCGCTGATATGAACATGGACACAGAAGTTTATGCCGTCTGTGCCTGTGGCAAAGACGAGATGATCGTAACCCTACGGAAGGTCAAGAACGCTTGGCCTTTCTGTTCCTGCAAGCAGTCAATGAAGGTGACAAATGACGTTCCAGTATCAGCACGAAACCGAATGGGTGATGCCGGAGGTCTACCCGGATTTGTCCGGAGAAAGCCTGATCGCAATCGACTTGGAGACCTGTGATCCTGATCTGAAAGAGACAGGCGCTGGCTGGGCGACAGGCAAGGGCCACATCATCGGGATCGCTGTCGCTGTCGAAGGTTCTGCTTGGTACTTCCCGATCCGTCACGCCAACGGGGGCAACCTCGATGCGCGCATGACGCTGGGCTGGCTGCGCGAAGTTTGCTCGATGGAGGACTGCACCTTCGTCTTCCACAATGCGATGTACGACGTGGGCTGGCTGAAGCGTGAAGGCGTGGAGATCAAGGGCAAGATCGCCGACACAATGGTGGCTGCTCCGCTGCTCGATGAGAACCGCTTCAGCTACTCGCTCAACAACCTTGGCTTCGACTATCTCAAAGAGCGCAAGGACGAGCGCGCGCTGCGCGACGCTGCCAAAGAGATGGGCCTCGATCCCAAGAGCGAGATGTGGAAGTTGCCCGCCCACTTCGTCGGCCGCTACGCCGAGCAGGATGCTGGCCTGACGCTGCGCCTCTGGAAGCACATGAGCAGCCTGATCATTGCTGACGAACTGTCGGCCATCTTCGATCTGGAGATGCGTGTCCAGAAGGTCTGCCTTGCCATGCGCGAGCGCGGTGTCCGCGTCGATCTGGAGAAGGCTGACAGGGTCAAGAGCCGTCTTCAGAAAGAGGAAGAGGAAATCCTCCGCCGCGTCCAGAAGGAGACGGGTGTGGACGTGAACATCTGGGCGGCTGCGTCTGTCTCAAAGGTCTTCGACTCGCTCGGCCTGACCTATCCACGCACAGCCAAGTCTGATGCTCCATCCTTTACCAAGAACTTCCTTGCCACGCACGACCATCCAATCTCCAAGGACATCGTCCGCGCCCGCGAGCTCAACAAGGCCCGCACGACCTTCATCGACAGCATCACCAAGCACACGATCAATGGCCGCATCCATGCTGAAATCCACCAGCTCCGGTCAGACGATGGCGGCACGGTGACAGGGCGCTTCTCGTACTCCTCGCCCAACCTCCAGCAAATCCCTGCGCGTGACGCTGGCATCAGCCCGCTGATCCGCGGCCTGTTCCTACCGGAAGAGGGCGAGATGTGGGGGAGCTTCGACTATTCCTCCCAAGAACCTCGGATCGTGGTCCACTACGCGTCACTCCTCAAGATGCGAGGGGCTGACAAATTCGTCGAGGCGTATCAAGCGGACCCCCGCTCCGACTTCCACCAACTGGCTGCGGATATCGTCGGTGTTCCAAGAAAGCAGGCCAAGACCATAAACTTGGGCCTGTTCTACGGCATGGGCGTAAACAAGCTCGGTGAGCAGCTCGGCCTCGATTTCGAGAGCGCGAAGGAGCTTTTCGCTGTGTACCATGACAAGGTCCCGTTCGTTAAGGAGCTCACTTCCCGTGTCTCCTCCATTGCCGACAACAGAGGCGTCATCCGCACTCTCCTCGGGCGTCGGTGCCGTTTTGATAAATGGGAACCGCGTACTTTCGGTGTTCATAAAGCCTACTCCCATGATGAGGCCCGCCAAATCTATGGCGACATGACCCTGCTGAAACGCGCCTACACTTACAAGGCCCTCAACAGATTGATCCAAGGCTCGGCTGCGGACCAGACCAAGAAGGCGATGGTCGATCTCTATGATGCTGGCATTCTGCCCATGATCCAAATCCATGACGAACTTGCCATGTCTGTAGCTACAAAAGAACAGGGCGAGAAGATCATGGACGTCATGCAGAACTGCGTGGCTTTGGAGGTTCCCTCAGTAGTCGATGCGGAGCTTGGCCCATCGTGGGGCGAGGCCACCAAAGGTCTCAATGAGGTGTTCCCAGACGACCCCTGATCAGAGCCTTGTCTGACGGGGCCAAATAATAGCCTTCGCCGTACTGCGAGTGCACGACGTAGCCCTGCTTGAGCAGGCGGGAGCGCAGCCGATAGACCACCATGCGATCAGCATTGTGGTATTGCCGCGTCCCGTAATAGGTCGAGATCAAATCAGACAGGTCGTCCTTGCGCACAAGGCCCTTCGCCAAAAGCAGTTGGAGAAGCTTGGCCAGTTGCGTTGGCAAACCCAAAACCCGTTTGATCTCAATGAGTTGCTCGCTCTCAGTCATGGTGACATTATTGACAATTACTTTCAATTGTCAATCTTTTTCCTCTGACCAACGCTCAAGATCACGGATCTCATATTCCAAATCCTTCACCTCGGATCGCAAGTCCTCGATCTCTGCGAGCAGCAGCGGGATCACATCGGTCGCCCGATAGAGCAAGCTGTCTGGGTCGAGGCGGTCACGCTTCTCAAGGTATGGCGGCTTCTTGTTCTGAAGGGCTTCCTCAATGTCGTTCATCAGATTGGTTGCCTCAGGCATCATGTCCTTCTCCATAGATGTTCAACCTCCGTTTAATGGTTTCCTTGGCGACCTCGACCAAGCGTGGGTCCGCCAAGAACAGGCGCTTGAGCTCCTCGAACTGCGGACCTTGGGTCCACCTCCCACGATACCGATCCCCGTGGGATGTCAGGATGCCTTGGAACTCCTTCATCGACCAATCGTCCACCGTATTGTAGTAGACGTATGCATCTCCAAAGAAGGACACGCTGGGGCCGGAGAACTCAACCTCCCCAAGGCATAGAAAATCAAACAGGCTAGTCATTTCGGTTACTGCTTCCTTTGATGTAGACGAGGCCATAGTGATCCTTGCAATAGGGCCTGTCTGATCTCAACGCCTCTTCGCCACAGAAGATTTGGAACCCGCTCTTCGTGACATAATCTGTCACCCATCGGCAATCCATGGGGCGCACGGTCAGGACCGTGCAGTGTGGCCTACGCTCTTTTACTTTGAACTCCTCACGCCGCTCTAGGTGGGACATGTTCTTTGCCTCAAGGGAACTTTAACGGGGGTCTCCCTTGTTAAAGGAAACCCCCTTAGACTTTAATGACAGGTCACTTCTTCAGAAGCTGTTCCATGTCGTCTTCCATCTTCTTCAGCAGGAACTCCGGCGCGTTCAATGCCTCATCGTTTTCTTGAGGACGGATCGAGACGGGAAGCTTGGCGAACGGAACCTCCGGCTCCTTTGCCCCGCCTGTCTGCCCTTCCAGCTCACGGATGACGAGGCTGGCATAGCCAGAGATGTCGCGCCAGTGATCGATCTCGTTGAAGTCGCCGTTCAGAATGCGCGAAATCTTCGTGCAGAACTCTTCCAAGGACTGAGCTTGGTAGAAGTCGAGGTGGTTCCAGTTGCGTGTCTCGCGCAGCAGAAGCTTCAACGTCTGCGTCAGCTTGGCCTGTTCACGATAGATGCCGTGTGTCTGCTCACGATTGGCGAGTACTGTTTCGATATGCATTATTCATTCTCCTCTTTCTTTAGGTACGTCTTGATAGACGGCTTCACACTCACGTCACCCTCTTCATCGTGGATGTCGTGAAGAACTATGCGCTCGTTCGTGGCTTCAAAGAAAAGCCCTTCAAACAAGGGGAAATCGAAATCCTCTTCGAGGTACACGCCCTTGTCGTCCGCATTGCTTTGGGTCGAGAACATCCTGACGTCTATCGACAAAGCGTGAATGACGGACCATGGGACAAACACCCAACCGTAACACGCAGTGGTATAGAAATCGAAGATGTGTCTCATCGTATTCGAGTTTGCAGGCTCGTTGGCATGCAGCATTTTACTCCTCCATTGCCCACAAACGCACCGCGTCACCTTCCTCTGCGCATTGGATGCATTTCCAGTGCGCCGGAATCTTTCCGATCTTTTGATAACGGGCAAAGCTTCCCCGCGCGGCCGCTGCGGACACCCGTCCGTGGACCACGAAACTGTCGCCAGCTTTCATCTGCGGCCACGGATAGAGCGGAATGTGGCGCGACCTTTTGTTAGGTGGCGAAACCCCGCTCTCGATTACTGGTACGTCTGTCACTTCTTGATCCCCTTCACTTGGTTTAAGATCCACTTGCGATTGTTCTGCATCGAGCGATTGTCAGAAGGCGTATTGGGGACCGTGAACCACACGGACTGTCCCCCGAAATCTGCGGTCACGACCCAGTGCTTTCCATGCCGGATCGTTTTCGTCTCGCCTCCTAAGCTCTTCACATATTCACGAACCTCTTTCTCCGTTTTCATACAGGCTCCCCTGTGCTGAACGTCCTCCAGTTCCTTTTTGGCTGGAGACCAAGAGACTTTGCCGACTTCTCTTTGTAGGTAAGCAAGATGTCGCCAGCGAACGAGATACGCATAGTGCGGGCCTCATCCAAACTCTCAACGCCAGCATCGCGCTCGGTGGTTTTGCCCATCGTGTCGTGAGCCATACGAGCAGGGAACAAGTACATCGTGCCCTCAGACGCCGGAAACTGCCACGCATATGAGTTAAACACGTTCCATTCGGCAGGCTGATTGAAGCGGGCAAAGCCAGCGAACGGTTCGTATTTATCGTTTTGCGCATAGAACTGGATCGGCTGCGCGGCATCCGTCGGCATGTTGATATAGTAAACGAAGGACAGGTGTGCGTCGCCGTGATTGTGGAACGGCGTCGAGCGGTCACGCACAATGTTGAACCACGTCTTGACGATATTGAAGTCGAAGTTTGACGGGTCGATCTGCATTACTTCGCAGTATTGATGCGCCAAGCGTGTCGCCATCTGACATACAGGAACAAACAACGGATCATGGTGCAGCGTGACGTGGCCTGTGCTTTCATCGGAATATCCATCAGCATCGAGATGATCCAGCATGGCTGTCATCGCCACTTCTTTGAAGCGGTCTGCATCGGCGTTACGATCTTCGATAAGAAGTGTTGGAAATAGCGCGTGGATATTCATTCTTTTTCCTCCGGCGGGAATGGATTGATGTGCTGAACTTCGACCTCGGACCATTGGCCATCACGTTTTACCATGATGATATAGGAGGTCGGTTCCCAATACTTGACGCCGTTTCCTTGATGAACCCAGCCGTAGCGTTGTTCGACCTTGATATCTTCAATCATTTTCTTTCTCCGCCAGTTTTGCTTCGAGCATCTCGACGCTCCGGAGCAAGATGTTTGTCTGGTTCTGGTACGCTTCGATGTACTTGGCCTGCTTCTCGATGAAGTTGGCTGCTTCGTGCGCAACGATCACCAACGTCATCGGTTTCATTGTTGCGTCAGTCATTCTTAGACGTTCAACAAGATCATCAATCATCCCGATTTTCCTTCTGTCACGATCCATCCAATGAAGAACAAGATACACACCAACCCGAACAAGATTACGGATTCGGCGTCGCTCATTTCCGCGCCTCCATCATGGCATCAGCAAGTGCGTAAGCTCTTTCAGCCCGCTCTTTTAGTTCGCCCCACATTTCATAATTAAACTCAATCCCCGATAGCGCCGCCATCGCGAACTGGTCGCGCAGAGACGCAAGAGGGACGATGCAATCTCCAATCTTCTGCCCACGCGCATCAGTCTGTGTTTGCAAAAGGTAAGGCGTGTAGTCTGTTTTGTAGTCGCTCATTGTGAACCACCGTTGTAGCTATTCGGCTTGAGCTTCAGACGCTCGCGGATCAGGTTGGCGAAGTAGGCTTCTTCGTTTGGTTCTTGAACACCGTAGTCGCCGTCTTCGAAGTCTTCGTAGTTCTCGAAATATTCAAGAACCTCAAGCGCAAGACCTTCAAGATACTCCACGCGCTCAATGCATTTGTGCAAGGCGTTGAGAATTTTGCGCAAGTCGGTCTTGTGGATCGGATATGTCGGCCACGGATCGCGGTCTACGTCTTCCATGTTAATCATCGGTCTTCCCCTTGGTCAAGCAAGACGAGTTGCCCGCGCCGCACTAGAGGAGAAGAAAGATGGATGATCTTGTGAAGCGGCTGCGGGATTTTGAACAATGGATGCGTGATCCAGAAGCTCAGAAGTTCACACTGAGTTCTGACTTGTTTGACGAAGCCGCCAACTGCATTGAGCAACTGGAAGGAAGCAAAGACCGTTGGAAGACGGCGTTCCTTGACCTTCAAAAGGCCAGCGAAGGAATTTCTGACCTTGCAATGAAATATAAAGAGGCGCTGACAACTATCGGATACGGCCCTCCGGATGAAGGCAATGCCCTAACAATACTTAATGAGTTTGTTGACATTGCCCGCGCCGCACTAGGGGAGAAGAAAGATGCTTGAAGAACACCATGAACTGATCATCAAACTGATGGCCGAGAAGATCAACCAACTTGAAGCTCTTTATAAGATGGTAGATCGACAGCTCGAATTTTGCAAAGAACTTGCTCCTGCAATAAGGTTTCTGGGCCAGCGTAGCGCGGGCTGTTGAGGGTTCGTATTTGCGGTAGCGTCCGCCGGAATAGCGGGCGCAGTCCAAGACGAGGCCTTGGTAGACCAGTAGCTGTGCCACATCCCAGCCTTCAGCCGTGTAACAGGTGGCGACCACGCGATTGTAGGTCGTGTCACCTGTTGGCTGGCACTTGATGTGGGCGGTGGCCGACACGATCCGGCGAAGACCGTCCTTGGCCTGTGGGCCATGTGGCTCGTTGCGTTCTTCTGCGTCGATGCCGAACAGGCGAACGGATTGTTTGCCGAACCGCAGGGTGTCGCCATCGACAACGGACGGCGATCCTTGCAACACGGCACACAGGGAGAGGACGGTGCAGATGCTCATGCGGGAGCCTTTCGGCGCGCTTCGATCTCATGCACCTGACGGTGGTAGGCCACCAGAGGCAAGCGATACAAAAGGACGATCAAGACCTCGTCCAGCAGCACGTCCAGACCTTCGTCGTAGTCTTGCTCGACGAGGTATTCCGACAGACCGATCAGCTTTTCGGTCGAGATGTATTTGAGGGAGACGCTCACCAGAACTCTCCGTGTTCAGCTTCCAACTCGTCGTAGATGTGAGCCGGATCGATGTATTCGGCGAGCTGGCGCAAGACGGTGGTCTTGATGTCCATCTCACCAGAGGCGATCTCGCGCGATGTCTCGTCGTCCTCGAAGAAGAGGGTGACGGACAGGTCGCTGTAGTCCACGATCTCAGGGCCTCCACGGAAGCCCACAGATGGGTCAGGACGGGTCAGAATGTATTGGACACAGAATGACCCCTTCGCGAGCGCCGGACGGTCGTCCACGGTCACTGGGATGTCGTCGAAGTGGTAGTCGTAGAACCTCATGGCTCGTCCTCCACTTCCTTGATCTCGTCCAGTTCCCAGCCGTCGCTCTCGTCGCCCAGATGTGCGTCGATCTCCTCCTGCGGGGACAGGGTGTAGAAGTAGTCCATGACCTGTTCTTCGTCGGTCAAAGGCGTTTCGATTTCGTAGGTCTTGTAGACGATCTCGCGCATGACAATCCGGTACTTAGGCATGTGATTGCTCCTTTCTATCGAGCTTTTGTCGGCGGTTGGTTTCGTCGGCTACGGCCTTGCGGATGCGATCTACGATTTCGGCGTCCGGGACACCCAACTGGCGATCACGGTCAATGATCAAGGCAAGCGCAAGGTCTAGGGCCATCAGTTCTGCGATGGTCTGAGCGTGGTCCTTGGTCATGGTGTCCACCCGTTCTCATAAGACACGGAGCCCGTGTAATTGCCCTTGGCATCGTAGTTGTGGAGGTTGGGGTATGAGCGCAGCAGCGCGGCGTAAACGTCGTCGTCGTCGATGCTGTTGGCAAGGCGGCAGACTTCCAAGAAGTCGTCGCGCTCGAACGCCTCGTCGATCTGACAGATCACAGAGTAAGCAGAGGTACGCACAGGGGTCTTGCGATAATGCTTCATGACACGTCCTTTCTTTGACGTCGCTCTGGAGTGAGCGGTAGCAACATGGCACAGGTAGCGAAGGGTGTCAACAGTGGGGATTGGTCCGTGGACCTTGGGACAGAGGGTTTTTCTCTAAAGAGGGGGCAAAATCACGTGGTTGTCACAGGGTTGGTACTCTCTAAGTCCTTGTTATCCTGTGGATCACAGGGTGTCACAGGGTATTTCAAATTTAATCTTTTCCGGCCGCGCGCGCGGATACTGTGTAATTATATAATTAGATAATATACTTACCTAAATACACACTTTTAGCCTAATACGGGGGAATTGTTTGGATCGAAAATAAAATATTCGCTCAACCCTGTGACACCCTGTGATCCACCGGATATCAATAGGTTACAGACCCCCAACCCTGTGATGACCATGTGACAAACGCCTTTCTTTATGGCAAAACCATAGGACGGACAGGAGGACTGCCGCATGGCGCGAGCCAAACAAACGCACAAGCCCAAGCTTGATATCGTGGTGAACCCCAAGAAAGAAAAAGGGTTGACCGAAAAGCAGGAGAAATTCTGCCGCATCTATGCCACCGAGGATGTGACCCGCACCGAGGCGGCCAAACTGGCTGGCTATTCGGACACGACTGCACCCATTGCTGGGTCGCGGTTTCTGAATGGCCGAGACTATCCTCACATCCTTGCTCGCATTGCCGAGATCAAAGAGGAACTGTCGAGGAAGTACGAAGTCTCGTTTGATGGCCACGTGCGGCAGCTTGCCAAGATCAGGGACATGGCTCTGGAGAAGGGCAACTACACCGCAGCGGTTGCAGCCGAGAAGAGCCGAGGTCAGGTGGCTGGCCTGTACATCAGCCGCAGCGAAATCTTGGTGGGCAAGATCGACCAGATGAGCCGCGAGGAAGTGCTGGCCGAGATCGCCAAGCTCCAATCGCAATTCCCGATCTTGATCGACCAGACGGCCCCTACCATCGACATGATCTCCGCTCGCAGGGACGCCGAGGAACTGCCCGATTACATCACCGAGGAAGATCGCCAGCGATTAGAGATGGAGATCGACGAGTGAACACCGAGACCGCCCTCTGGAAACACCTCAAACAAAAGACCTCTTCAGAAGTCCACTGGACGCGGATCGAGGCGCGCGTGGGTGCGGGTATTCCTGACATCAACGGAGCCTACCAGTGGCCAACGTCGGGCCATCTAAGGGGCATTGAAATCTGGTGCGAACTTAAGGTCTGCAAAACCAAGTCCTACAAAACAGCGGGTCTGTGGCGACCAGCTCAAATTGCATGGCAGACCGCGCGTTCTCATAAATTGAGAAACGTCTGGAACTTGGTCAGCCATCCACAGGCAGAGGTCGTCAAAATATACAGCGGATCACGGATCGCGGACCTTTGGGACGATAAAGAGGGCCAAGTCGAGCCGGATTTGGTAATTAGATACCGCAATCCATACGATACTTGGTCCATGTTCCTTGAACTTGCCGCCGAGCGGGCTTTAGAGCCAATGACCACGGACCGCGGGCTTTAGAGATCGCGGGCTTTTGGTCCATGTTCCACGTGAAACGGGCAAAGAAAAACCCCCGATCCTTTCGGACCGAGGGTCGCGGGCCTGCGGATCGCGGGCT